AATATCTACTAAGTCATCAAAAGTACAATATGAATCATAAATAGACATTATCTATATGAACCTACTTTAGCTCCTCTGATTGTAGAATCATCAGTACCCATATCTTCAACTTCAATTCTAACATATCCATCCCTAAATGGAGATGTAGAACGAGCTTCTATATTTCTAATATAATTATCTCTAACTGCTGTAGCCTCACCACTTAGAGCAGAATTATAAAAAGCTGCGTATTGAAATGTAGTATTGGGATTTACAGTAAATTGTATAGCACCTGTTTCATAATCAATAGTTCCACCCCCCACAGGAGAAGATAAAATACCAAAACCATCATCATACATAAATTCTCCACTCCTATCGTCTGTAGGATAAATAACACTAACAGTAGTTTTTATAGAACCAATCGCTGGGATTCTATTAACTCCAAACATTGTAGTTCCTGAAGATGGTGCTGCTAAAACTATCTTAGAAATTCCCGCAGTTGATGCTGTTCCAAATATCCTAGAACCACTTGTAATTCTTAAATCACCATTAATTATAGAAATAGTAGGTAAATAAGTAAATGTACCATCTTTCCATTTAGTAAGAAATACTGCATTAATTTTTTCTACTACACCATTAGAACCACCCCAGTTAGTATTTGTTGAATCAACTACAAAATCTATCTGTGTAGCAGAACCAGCATTATCAGGAGTTATATTGAAAGAATAAATAGTAGATACAGTTAATCCACTATCTGTATTTGAGCTTTGGTCACTCATCCCAAATTCTTGATATGAAGGATCTGGAAATTGAAGTGTTATTGAGCCTGGAACCAGTCCCATTGGCATAATATTATTTCTTCCATATCCAAAGAAATTATTAGCAGAATAAAAACCTTTACCATTTGTTTTTAAAAATGAATCACCTACTTCATTTAAAAAATAGTGATTTATATCAGCTCCATCAAAATGACCTGCTTCTGATGTCCCTAATTGCGCAGTATTAACTGCAATAACAGTAGTGCTTGTTATAGCTGTTATTAAAAATATTTCATCTTGAATTTTTATATAATCATTCTTTTTAAAATAATCACTATCAGTTACAGTTATAGATGTAGCTCCTGAAACATAAGTTCCACTACAATTTGCACCTGAATCATAAATACCTGTTGTTGCTGGAGATACAAAAGCACCAGAGGCAGAGGCAGTTCCATCAGCAAAACCTGCAGATTGATTTTCTGTATAATCAAATAACTTAGAATTAGGAAAAAAAACATATTCTTTTGGATTTAATAACATTGTAAGCCATCTTCCATCACCTGCTTTTTCAGATGTCATGTCTTTAATTCCAATTTGTATTTCTACAGGCTGAACACCAGGATTAGATATTTTTAAATTTCTAAATCTACCTATACCACTTGAAGTATTCTTATCTGCTGGATCAATTAAAAGTAAGTTTTTAAAGGTATCACCTTGCTCTGATACTATAAATGTATTATCTATTTTCTGTGTAGCCATTATTTTAACTCTTTTCTAATTTGTATAATTTAAACATAAACTTGCTTATTGTAAATGATATTTAATTGTTGCTTTTACAGAATAATCAGAATTTGAAGTATCGCTTTTGAATAAAAACATAATAACTTTACCTGCTGAAATAGACGAACTCTGGATAGTCATAGATTGATAATATGTTTGTTCATATCCTGCCGAAACAATATCTGAACCATCAGCCAAAACAACTCCATTTGATAAATCACCACCAGTAGATGAATTAGAAATATCAATATCAAATGACATTAAATGAAATCTTATTGTATCTCCAGTTGCAGTATCAGCACCTAAAAAAACAACAACCGAATCAATAGTTATAGCATCAGGAATATACCATATAGAACTTACAATATCATCCCCACTTGTTGAAACTGTTAATGATGTATCAGGGTTTGTACCACTACCCATAGTTACAAAAGATTGAACATTTCCTGCATTAATTGGTATTGCTGTGTGGTCTGTTCCAAAAGTAAATGAAATTTTACTATCAATACTAAAATGAGAATATTGAGTATTAGCATGAATCTGATTAATGCCTAATTTAACATAATTATTAGTAGAATCTATCTTGAATAATAAATTACCATCCTTGTCATAAACTGTATCTAGGGTTGTACTATCTGTAGTTGGTTGTAATTTTCTTGCATCTTGACTAAGATATAAAGAAGAACCACTACCATCACCAGATTTAATCTGATCTAAATTAGAATCAAACCCTACATTAGAATTTTCAATAATTAATAAATCTTTATATGTTGATTCTCTTGTTTTATCTTTTAATCCCATTATGACTTCTCAATAGTTATCTTAGAACCATATATAATAGTTGATATTGATGCTGGTGATAATTTAATAACTAAATCATTTGTAGTTGTTGCAGTTACATCTGTTATATCTTCATTTGTATTAAAATCAAAAGATTCCAAATCTGTTGTAACCCCTGTTTCATAATTAAAAGTTTTACATCTCACTGCACTTGAAGTAGAAGCAGAAGCTAATACTTGAACATGAGTTGCTTTATATCCATCAGGTATCTTAACAAAAGCATATAATTCAACTGAACTATGCCCTGCCCTAATTCCTAATATATCTGAAGTATCATCTTCTACAACTGCATAAGCAGAAGCTCTGTCATCATTACTTATAAAGTCTGAAGGATGAATTTTAATTAAAGTCTTTGAATATGCTCCTAATGGTACTGCATCTACATATAATTTATTAGCAAAGTGCATTTTATCTGTTGGCTCTGGAATAGAACCATATTCTGTAATATCTAATCTACGAATCTTAGCATGATTTTTCGATAATTCAAGACAAGTAGAATTATTATCATTATCCTTAACAACTTGCATATCATTACTTATTGGATATTCTAATTGTATATTTTTCATTATAATACCTCTAAAATACCATATAACTTATATATTATATGGTCTAAACCAGAATTTTGACCTGTTTGTATTATCTTGAATTGTAAAAATCCATTAACAAAAGGTATATAATTTTCTCCATATTTATCATTTACTATTCTATTACTTTCAAATGGAACTCCTGTCCATACTAAATCTGCAAAATCAGGATTTGCTATAAGTGGTAATCCACTATATTCATAATTACCATAAATTAAATCATTTATATGAGGATGATATTTACAAAATCTATACCTTTCACCATCATCCTTAGAAGGATCATAAATAATAGGTGCTATTTTATTTGAAAGACCAAAATTAACACCTTCACTATTAGAAGTAGAATATACTGAATCTGAACTATGAAATCCTTTAAATCTATATCTACCTTCATCTGTTAAATCCATAGATGGATGATAATAATTTGTTATTGATAATGAATATTGTAGTCCTGCGGTATCGTGAAGTAAATTAAATGTACCTTTTGTTCCATCAAAAATAACTAAGTTAGCAGAATATGATGATTCTGGAGCTTCTATTCCACTCAATACAGAACCAGAGCCAGGAGTAGTGCTTATATAAGTATTATAAGTTGTACTCCCTGTGTACCCTGTAGATGAATTTATAGAATGTCTTTGTATTCCTATATCATACCCACTACCACCATTAGTTATAGTGACTGCTGTGACAGAACCAGCTACTATTGTTGCTGTTCCTGTTGCACTTGTTCCATTACCATCTGTATCAGTAAATGCAACTGTTGTACTACCTGTATAATTCTCTCCTCCATTAACCATTGTTACAGATAAAACAGAACCATAAGTGTTTGCTCCATCTTGTAAAATATATACTATACCTGATGCACCTGTGCCTGCTGAATCAGAAAAAGCAATAGTTGTTCCTGAAGAATAATTATATCTATCATAATGAGTAACACCACCTCTACATCCATATAATTGAAAATCTGCATCAAAACCAATTTTATTATGTATAAAAAATCCTAATGATCTCAAAGATTGGTCTGTTGTATTAATGACAGCAGATTCATAATTTAGTATATTAAAATTAGAGCCATAATTTACATAATATTCACCAGCATCTTCATTTACAGAAAGAAGATTAGATCCCAAGACTGTTCTATCTGTTCCAGATACATCTTCTACTATTTTAAATCCATGAGCAAAAACAAGATGAGTATATGTATTATCAACATTTTGAGGAAAATCAAAACCATGATCACCTTCTGTGTGTAATAAACTTACACCAGATAATGAATTTGCAAAAGAATCAGAAGGATCAACCCACAATGTAGTAGTTAAATCATTATAGCTATTAGCTGATCTATCAACAAAAATATATATTCCAGCAGATTCATAAAAACGACTTATATTACCATTCCAATCATCCCAATTAATAGCATCACCTGGAAAATCATCATCTGCACTATATTCAGGATGTATTATGCTGCTTACAGTACCACCTACAATTCCACCATTTGGATTTAAAACATTTGGATTACCTGCTATAATATAAGTTATACATTCTTTTGCATCATCAGAACCTTTTAATAGTAGTCTATCTAGGGGGTGAGTTATTAATACTGTACTTGCTGAATTATAATCTCCAGAGCCTCTATCGTGAGTTTCGGTAAAAGGATAACTAACAGAATTCCACCCATGTTTCAATGTATAAGATACACTTCCTGGAGTAAGGGCATCTCCTTCAAAAGTAATTGAAATAGAGTTATGACAATGAATATAATAACTTTGTGTATGCTTTATTTCTGATAGATTTCCATACCAAGTACCATTGAAATTAAATGAACCCTCACCTATTGTAATTATATGAGAATATTGATAATGACCATGTTCATCTACCATTGAAGCAGGAAATAAATCAACTATATCATTTCCAATTCCTGGACTACCATCTGACATATCCAATGGAATACAAAAGAAATTATTTCCTGAACCAAACTGCTTAACATAAGTAGCCATTACTTCTTCTTCTCTTTTAAGGCAGTACCAAGTTTGGTAAGTTTAGAAGAAAATGCAATTCCTGTCCAACCAGCACAAACTAAAATTAATGTATCAAATAACTCTGTATCAATATAATCCATTTGAAATAAAATAACCGAAACTGCAAAACCTACAAAACCTATGTTTCGTTTCTTACTATTTTCACCAACAAATAAACCTGTAATATTTTCTACAGTTTTATTCTTACCAGCTACTTTTGTTATAATTCCTAATAAAGTCATATTACTCTCCCTAATTCTTCATTTAAAAAACTAAAAGTATCTTCTCTGTCTGCATCTTTCATTCTCTGTCTGAATTGTTGAAAGCCAACAAACATAATCTGTAAACTCCCAGCACTTGCCATTAATTGTGCTTTCCAAGTTTCAAGAATATCTAAAAAATTTAAATAATCAAAATCTATATTAAATGTTTTAGTTATTAAATTAACCATGTCGATAGTATTGCCATTATAAGCGATATTATTAATCCCATAAGCAAGAAAGAGAATAGAACCCCCATTAAGGGCAAATCCTGAGTAATTGATAGTTTTGGCTGTTTGTAATTTTCGAGATAAGCGTTCTTGTCTATTAAGTTGCTCAATTTCTTCTCGCTTCTTTCTTTTATAAATTTCATCTGATTTCTTATCTTCTTCTTTTTCATCAAAGTTTCTCTTTCGTGAGAAATTAATCCCACCATCTTCTGATAAACCTTTGCTACCCACATCATTTGTCAGCCTTTATATATTTAAGCAAAGTATCTAAACTACTCTCTAAAGCATTTATATCTTCACCAATTTCTCTTTGATTAGAGATTAACTTTTCGATAATAGAAAAATTCCTCATATTACTCTGTAAAACTTCTTCTTTTACTTCTGCTATCTCTCTAAGCATCTCAGAATTGTTACTATCAAGTTTATGAGTATAAGTATGCAGAAACCACTTGCCAAACCAAGCAATACCCATAAATAAAGCGAAAATAATGACGACAGCCAGTCCATGATCGTTAAGTATCTGTGTTAAATCCATTATTCATAAATCTTATCTAAAACTTTATCAAGAGAAACTTTAATTTCATCTAATTTCTTATCCATTATCAGCATCATAGATTCCTGTACTGCCATTCTTGTCCTTAAATCATTAATTCTCTCTGTATTGTTATCTACCTTTGCAGATAAAGGGAATACTAGCCAACCTACAACAAGAGTAATTATTGTCAATGCAATATTCCAGTAAGTCTTTAATGGTTCTTTCATAATCATCCTTATAATACCAGCTCGAAATGAACTAAGTCATCAAAATTATTATCTTTTACCTGAGTATCTGAGTTCCAGTCACCACCCCATCTAATCTTCAATCCCATATTAAGTGATACTCCTTTTACAAATCCTGCAAAGAAAGACATTCTCTCTCTATCCTCCCAATCTTCTGGATAAGGGATTACATCTACTGCTATTGATGGATTCTGATTATGTTTCCCATTAGGGTATTTAAGTGTAGAATTGCCTCTATCAAATGCTTCATTCTGCTCTTTTTCCCCTCTGTAACCTTTTAAAACTGAACAATCAAATTCTTTGACTACTTTATTGAATAAAACTTGTAATGCTTCATGACAGGTAGATAATTCTTTTTTAGAAACTTTGCCGAAACTAGGCAATTCTTACTTCTTTTCTAAAAATTTTATCATAGTTCTTTTTATATTCTTTATCAACAAGACCAATTCTAAGCCAGTCACCTTTACCTGCTCCTGTTAGATCACCCTTTTTCTTAATAATTCTTCTTTGACCTGTAGTAGTATTTATATTTGGATCTCTACCCATTCTTTTTTGTCTTTTTCTTTTTAGCTTTTGGCTTTGGCTTAGAGTATGGTGTTATATCTTTTCTGCCCTGTACTCTTTCCCACATTCCTGTAGCGAGTATATTATTAATAGTTTTAATATCTCTCTCCTTAAACTCATCAACTATACCACTATTTAAGTTTCTTAAATGTATCATAAATCTCCCTTTTAAAATAAGGGATGAGTTACCCCACCCCTTATAATTAATTAATCAATAAGATTAACCAAGATTAACTAACTGTACTCCACGCAAATCACCTGATTCATCAATCAGCTTCATTCCATAGATTATATCAGCAGTTACTTTAGTACCAAGATATGCAATATCATATTGAGATTGCACTCTAATATCCTGTTGAGCAGCAAATGCACAAGCACTTGGAACATAACAAGCACCAACAGACTTATCATTATCTGTTGCAATACTAATTGCATTAGAATAAAAAACATCCATGCCATAGATTAGACCAACAGCACCAGTTTTTAACTCAGTACCACTTCCACCAACAGCATCAGCACGAACAAAGTATTTACCAATACCTGTTGAGGGATTTAAAAGATCAGCTAACATCAATCTGTTCATTGCAAGAGAACACATATTTGGTTCTAAGTCTGATGCGTATAAATTCACAAGTAGAGTTTCTAAATCGCCTACTACAAATTCATTGTTTCCAGTTAAATCCTGCCTTGTTGTAAAACCATCTAACTCATCCCACATATTTTCATCAACCTGACGAGCAATAGATTCACCCATCATTTTAGTATATTTGGAAATAAGTTCAAAGTTGCTCTGTATTAATGCAATATCCTCAAATAATTCAGGAACAACATAATGCTTATCAATTAACAAATCAACTTTACTTGATGTAGCTGCGGTTGAGAATTCAACTTTAGTTGAACTATCCTTTGTAACAGCTGCCTTCAATGCAATTTTAGGAATGTGAATTGTATCACCTGCTCCTTTAACCATTGCACTATAATCGTCTACAGAGCCTCTTAATTTATTCTGTCGAGTGAAGAATTTATAAATAGGTTCTGCCCATAATTCAGGTATAAACTCAATACCTGTAGCTCTATCCAAAAAAGCCATTTTTTTTACCTCATTTTTTTATCCTCTATCAACTGCCTTATAGACCTTCAAGTAGGATTTTAATTATTTATTATCTCTAACAAGATTTGTTAAATACGCATCATAATTATCTTTACCTTCTTTTCCACTTAAACTTGTCCAGTCAGGATTTACACCTGTAGGTATGCTTCTTGATTGCCCTGCAGTTTGTTGTGGATTAACAGATTTAGATTCTTCTTGTTTTGATGCAATATATTCCAATGTTTGCAAGTCTTTCGTTGCCAACATCTCTCTATCAGCCTCTGGAACTTTAGATAACAAAGATTCTCTTGTCTGAGATTCATGAGTTTCCCACTTTTCTTTATAAGGATTGGCAATATCTAACTTTTGTTGCAGTTCATCTGCTAAAGTCTTATATTCATCATTCTCTTTAAGATGTGCGATTCTCTGTTCTTCGACCTTTCTGTCATAAGAACTTACTTTTTTCTCTGCATCTTGTGATCTCTTACGAAGTTTTTTTGCGTTCTGCACTTCCTGTAAGTAGAGGTTTTTATAATCTACATTATCATCTGACTCTGTAGTCTGATCTTGCTGATCCATATTGTCGTTACTCATCTGAGTTGTATTATCTTCTGGCATACTGCCCCTTTTTTATCTATTGTAAGTTAAAAATAAATCTTCATTATATTAAATTAAATTTTTCAAATAACTTGAATAAAGGATCTCTAAAATGTTTAATATATGTAGCTCCACCATTTCTACAGGATTTAGGAGCATTTAAAAATGGTCTTGCAGGTATATCTTTTGCACCTTCTATTGGATTTTTCATTCCGAATTGATGTGTTTTTGCATAAGGAGAATCAGATGTAATACGAATATTGTTTGTACTTGTATCTAAAGTGACTTTAATAGAATTTATAAGACTGCTACTTCTCTTTAAAATAGGCTTATCATAACCATAGCCACTATAATGTCTATCCATTTTTGTTGGAAGCTCTAATTTCCTCCAAGAATAATCTCCCTTGCCACTTCCTGCCACCTCTTTGTTAAAATTATCTATTACTTTTTTTTCAATAACAGAAACAAAGTTTTTTACAATCTTATTGTATTCCTTCTCGAATCTCTGGTCTTGCGAGTTCTTTGCCATCACTATTAGCCTTTATTATATCTTTTGCCTGTTGTATCGTAATATCACCTTTCTTACGAACTAATAATTCTTCTTCTGAAATAAATCCATGATTTAAATCCCACTCATTTTCCATTATCTGCTCTTGTACAGATTTAGGATACATAGGCTCTGTGAAGTCAATACTAAATTCTTCTGGAAGATAAATTGCATTATTCTTAGCAACTACTTTCTGTAATTCATACAAGTCATGTTCATACTCTCTAAAATATTCTACATCATCTTTGTAATATTCTAATCTGTCCTGGTCTTTGATTATTAAAGCTAATGCAGATGAAGGTCTATCCTGTGAAGATTCAAATGTGATTGATAGATGTCTTGATTTTCCAAGCATCTCTGCCTGAAATTTAATATTTTCAATAACCTGGTCTATAGCAAGATTTGTAGTCGCTATTCCAAAATTTGTTCCCTCTGGAAACTGCATAATCTTATCTGGTCCAACTCTCTGTATAGGAGTTTCTACTTCCATGCCTGTAACATAAGGATAACCAAACATCTGGAATCTTAAACCTAACTGCATTTCTGTAAAAGTAATATTTATATGTTCATTTACAGACATAATATCAGTAGCACCTTCTCCATAAAAGTCATCTATCTGCATATTTACTCTTGGAAATACAAAAGGTAATCTACCTAATGTGTGAGGTTCTTCTGAGAGGGTATTGCCATTTTCATCGTAAGTAATCTTAACTTCACTATCGTAATAAACCCACTTCGATATATCTGTGTAAGAAATATCTCCAGTAGGAGAAAGCAGAGGATAGCAGATAGCAATGGGATTATAAGGATCAGCATCATTAAAAAACGCATCAAAATAATAAATAGCATTATGAACAAACTTATTGTTAATTTCATCCCAATATACTCCTACAGCAATAATGTCAAGAAGTCTTAACATTCTTTCTAGGTTTTTGTTAAATAGATTTAATTTTTTTACAAGAGGTCTATAACGAGGATTATCTGTGTTACCACCAATAGTACGAACAGGAGGATTTTTATAAACTCTTGAAAGTTTATCAATAATAGGT